AAACAAAAATAAATGGATATAGAACGCAAACACCCCCATCAACGCTAATTGGTTGATAGGTGGGGTACTGGCCTCCACTATCTGATAACCCTTGGAATGTCCAAGTATAATTGCTTGACGGTGTAATATTGCCATATAAAACTTGAGTTGGAACACCGTTATCAATGTTTGCTAAATTTTTACCCGGATGTGCAAATATAGCTAATTGCTGTCCTTGAGGGCTAAATTGAGAATCAAATTGCCATGTAATAGTGTAATTGCCGACTGAAGGATCAGATTGAAAATCAGGATCACCTGTAAATACTGGATTGGTATTTAAATAAACAGTACTAATTGTGTTGGAAACTGTATTACCAGAAACTGTTATCGTTGTAACATTAGATGAATAATGCGAATTTGTAATTGTGTATGTTGCAGCATTACTTGTTTGCTGGAATATAACAGTATTGCTTGGCCCAAATACAGATGTGCCGTTTCCGGGAATAGTAAACGAAGTAGCGTTTACATAAGTTGCGTTGGCAAAAGACTGCCCGGGCAAAATAGTTACAGGAAAGGGCCCACTACCTGCAGTAAATGTTGTACTGGTTGTGAAAACATCTAATTCTTGGTAATTACCCGCAAAAATATAATTCACACCATTGTATGGTTGAATAATCATCCCGCGATAGATACCTACTTGACTCGTAAAAATAGAGCGGTATCCACCTATTTTCTTTGGCATTTTGCGTTGAAAACGGCACCATACACTATCAGTGTACTCATTAGTTTCAAAAGCAGTACCGTCCCGTTTTACCCCCGCAGGAATAGCTAGGGTGTAAATCTTGGTAAATTGGGAGGTATCTTGCTGAATATTATCAGCTGCCATTAGAACGTCCCGCCGCTAATAAGTTTTGCGTTTAATTGCCCGTTTACCGTAATTAAAGGCGCTGAAGGGTTTGATCCGTCTATTTGAATTAATTCAGTGCCATTCGCTGTAAGCCCTAAAACGCCCGTACCAACAAGATACATGCCTGTGGTAGTATCATTGCTAAATGAGTATGATGGGGCACCAGCAGAACCGTTATTGGCAAAAAATGAGCCAATAGACGCTGTAGTTAATGGGTATAAAAACTCGCCATCACTAAGCACAGTGGCAATTGTATCATTTGAAAAAACTAATGGGGCTTGTGAACTACCACCATTTTGGAAAGTGATATTATATCCGGGCTTACCAGTTGTATTAGCCAAAATATAAATTTGGGTAATTGGCGGTAAAGTAACTGCTAAGGTAGCAGTACGAGTTCCAGATTGAGCGATGTATGTTTGAATAATTGGGGCATACGAGGTTAAATTGAAGGTATTTCCAACAATTGCATCCACATCATATGTCGCCGCTGTAAAGGCTGTGCTTGTTGGTGAAACTAAACCAACGGTAACAAACCCCCCAGCAGTTAAATCTAACATTAAAAATCCGGAATCTCCCGGATTAACGTTAATAGATTGCTGCCCATTAAGCGTATCTGGAGAGGTTGGTTGGAATATTAATGTTCCAGTTCCATTATTTCTAAAACCAATATACCAACCATTTGATAGGGTTTCTGAAGACGGTAAATAGAAAGTTCCCGCACCTGCATTCCAAATAAACGTGGCGGCGCGACTAGCGTCATTAATGGTTGGACTAGCCGTAATGTCCACCATATTTTGTGTAGTTGCTAACTTACCATTAACCGTAGTTAATCCTGCGCCAGCTAGTGAGGCGGCATCAGCATAGGACGTGCCAGCTGCAAAGGTTACATTGTTCCAAACACCGCCGGGTGTTGAATTGTTTGTTAAATAAAAATACTTAGATATACCAGCGGGGACGCTGACAGAGTTTGCGCCAGTATAATCTTTAATTACAAATGTATTGGTTCCCAAGTTACGGAACAAAATGTCCGCCCCAACGGTGCCTTGGTCCGCTTCTGGAAGATTAATAATTGCTGCATTTGCGTTAGCACTTGTGCAAACGCAATCAATAATACGAGTTGCTGGAACTTCTCCGGCACCTTGGTTTACAATAGAAGGCCAGTATAAAGGCGTATCAGAACCAAACGATAAAAAATAGTACGATACATCCGTTGGGGTAACAACGGTACCTGTAAAGGGCGATGTGTAGACTGGTGTTGTTGACATATTTTAGGGTTCCTGAACCGATGTATTGCGATCCACACGACGAGAGTTGTCTTCTTTTTTGAGCGCACCAATTGCGTCGGTGTAGTATTGTTTCCAAACAGGCAACTTATCCAAAGCCTTTAAGTAACCTTGAGCTTGCAACAAAGCGCCATAAAGCATGGCCTGTGGCGCAATAGCTGTCCATAAATTTTGTTGATTGGTTTCATCCAATGGCTGGATTTCTGCGTAATAGATAATTTCTACAGGATACAATGTATCAGGAGATGGTGCAAAATTCCAGTTGTTGTAATCATAGTCTGCGTAGTATTGTGGCTGACCATTAGATGATTCAGATAAATACTGAGACACATAGTCTTGACTACGAAGCAAAATGGGCTGACCATTAATTTTCATAGAAACTGTTTTTCGCCAGCGAGCTGGTTTATTCAAAATAGTTTGATTTTCTGACAAACTGGTTTCTACAACAATTAACTGCAAAAAGGTTTTGAGTTCCGCTGCAATTGAAGATTCAGCTAACGCAATAAGGTTAGGGATCTGCGCAACAAAGTCGGCATCATCCCTTTCCATGTATTGCTGGATGTTTAACACAAGGCTGTCATACGACATTATAACACTCATTTTAAAACCTCATAGCCATATTTTTCGGCACTTCTATAAATTCTGTTTGTCAATGTGGAATATTTAATACCTAAATGCGCGGCAAGATCCTCAAAGCTATTGTAAATAACACCTTCAAATTTAACTTTTACTTTTCGAGCTTCTGACATGTTTTTTCGCTCTTTTTGGGATCTTTTTCTACCAACAAGCCAAGGCGTCGGTCTTGAAACACCTTTTAATGGGCTGACATAGTCATTGCCGCGGTACTCCGTTGTTGGCGGTTTTGCGCCGCCTTCAGCAATGTTCCAACCAATTTGCTTAGTTGGTCTTATCTTGGCTTCTAAATCGTAGCAATAGGTTTCTTCTCCAATTAAAACAACTTCTTTAACTAGGTTATCCCAACCATATTTCTTAATCGCCGCCTTAAGATGTTGGTTTTCTGTATAGCGACTGTGAGTAAACCAACGTGTTTCCACTTTTTTAGATACACCAACATACCCCTGACTAAACATGTCAGTGTGATTTTTATGGCGGATCCAATACAAAGAAGTACTCATCTACTATAATACGAAATATTAGGTTGCAGATAAATCGGACTCTTATCACGATCCTCTTCACTAGCTTGCATAAACGCTTTTTCAGCTTGTTGTTCCAAGTATCCAATACGTTGCAAATCAACACCGGGAAGCTGCATTGCCAAACTATGAGATAATTGTTTTTGAACACAATTTAACCAACGATCTGGTACATAAATCTGGTTTGTCAATGAGCCAACATCCTGCATCTGTACTTCCACGATCAACTGAAACATTTGGTAATCGTTATTTGGAACTGGCCACAGATACATAGAAGGCTCTATGGTACGGTCAAACCAGTACTGTAATGAACGAACAGATGCGAACTGTTTGTTTGGAAGATTCCAGTAATCATCACGATTTAATCGTGCCAATGGGATTACTTGTTGGCTTGTGGAGAATACCATCTGGCGAATCGAGAATGTTGGGGCAACAGTTTCTCTGAGACGATAGTAGAGATAAGGTGGCGTTGTGCCAATGTTATAGTATTGCCACTGCTTATCGGTCATGGTAACAGATGGAAACTGCTGAACTGTTGTCCAAGTGATGCCATCGTTAGATACTTCATAAGCGAAGTTATAGGTTACTGTTTCACCCTCTGGTGCGTAGGCATTAAAACCAACATAAAACACTGGGTTAGAGCCTTGATATTCTAGTCCAAACCAGTTTTTAGAAACAGTAGAGGTAGATACTAAGTTAATATTTTGACCAAATACTGCAGGTGATTCTGGGTTATCTACAGGCAAATACTGCGCAGCTGACGAATTAATAATGTAAACCCAGTTAGCCTCGCGAACATCGATTACGGTCTTTGGTAGTACTAATTGCTGTTGCGCAGTTAACGCGCCATACAACTGATTTTCCAATAACCACAGATTAACTCCGCGGTTTGATAGGTTTTGTAAGTTGTAAAATAGTGCTTGTTTAGCAGCACCAATAAGTTCAGGCGTGATTTCTTCTGCCGTCTTACCAGCATCACGAAACGCATACGAAATTAACTGGTCGACATTAATCTGTGTCTGGCCAGTGGTCCCACTATAAGCCATATTACCTTCCGCGGCCAGCGGCTCGCTTAGTTACTTTATTGGGTAGTTTGTTAGATGCAGGGCCAGCCTTAATAAACTCCTTGGCAACCTTTTTAGGGATGCCAAGGGTTGATTTGCCTTGTGCCGCTGCGTACATTGCGCCCTGTTGCGCTTTGGACTTAATTGGCATATTAGTCCTGATTAGGGTTAACACCAGATGGCATGTTAGTCAAATTTTGTTGCATAGGCTGCTGCATGTTCATTCTATTAGCAATACCATTTAATGCGTTATTGCCGCCAAGATTTTGTTGCTGCTGTAGCAGTTGGAGCTGCATGTAAGCTGGCAGGCTTTGCATTTCTTTCATCAAGGCTAAGTCGTGAGCCTCTTCCATAGGATTGCCTACAGAGCTGCCATCAGCCATCTTCTTAACTTTGCCGCCTGTTTTATATTTGTTTGGTCCGCCTTTAGCGCCGGATGGAACATCTAATTTTTTAGCGTCTTCTGTTACTTTTTTAGCTTTAGAAGTGCCAGCTGGTTTGCTTTTTTCTTTAGCCACATCGCTGCCCTTCATGGCAGGTTTAGTTGCAGCTTTAGAAGGAGCGACTGCTTTAGCTGGTTTGATTTCTTTGGTCTTTTTAATGTTGTCTAAGTCGCCAGAGGATTTTTTGGAGCTGTACTCATTATCTACGGTGCCGCCAACTTTAAACTTCTTAACGGTGCCAGTTTCCTTCTTGGTACGGCCACCGCGCTTTAACTTGGAAAGGTCGGTTTTTTCGTCCTCATGCAACTGTTTGTCGTGCATGCCAAAGGCTTTTTTGATGAGCTTTTTGTCTTCTTTGACATCTTCATGCCCAACTTCACCGCCTTTTTTCATCTTCCCGCCGTAGCACATTGCTTTAGGCTTTACTTTGCCGCCTTCTTTGAAGTGCTGCATCTTGGGTAGTGTTTTGAATCCGTCCATTTTGTTATCCTCGAGGTTGTGGTTATACGGGGTATTGATCAGATACCCTATTTCTAAATATACATAAATAAGGACTTTTTTGCCCTAAATGTCCTGTAAAAACAGCTCTCTTTCGCGCTGGCGACGAGGCTTTAAAACAGGCGGATTTGCCCAGTTTAAGAATGCGTTTGCCGCCCCGTGGTAATCATTTCGATTAAGATGTTGTACTACTTCGGACTGTTTAAATCTATCTGGTCCAATATTGAAGCAGAGGCTGTATAAGGCGTCCATTTGATTCTGGGTAAGGGATACCCTCACTGAGTCTGCTACGGCGTCATCACACCACTTTAAATCGCTTTTAAACAGCTCTTCTACCTGTTCATCGGTTAGGATAGTGTGTAGCAGGTAATTTTCATTGGATTTGATAAGGTGACCAACGCCAATGGTCCAAAGTCCTTTTGAGTCTTTATACGCTTTGTTTTCTTTACCCTCAAAATGGGCTATTAAGTCCATTGTTGATTTGGTAATTGCCATAATTTTGTCGTCGATTGTCTGTAAATTTTTGTTAAAAAACACAATTACTGCTGCACCAATTAGCGTGCAAATTAAGTATTTCTTCATTTTTCCCAGTTAATAATTGCTGTAGAGGTTTCTCGGTCAATTGTCATGATACCATGACATACCAAGTTCCAATCCTCTCCTGCCTGTTCGCTGTACGATGGGACATGTATTTGAAAGTGTTTAAACAGGTATTCTTTACCATTTTCAAATACACGCCACGCGTGGTCTTTAGTGCCTCTTCCCGGCATCCCTCGGGACTTATTAAACCTAATTTGGTACTTATTCATTAAATAATCACCGGCCCTTCTTGCTGTGGGGCTTTCACACGTTCCACACCAATATTGAAATGAATAAACCGAACGGGTTTATCTGAACCATTACGGGTAAATGAATGTGGCACCCAAGCATTTGTTAAAAACATGACACCGGGCTCTGGGGTAAAATTAATGGCGTTACTACCATAAGTAATATCTACCATGTTTTTTTCTGGTAAGTTAATTTGAACCTTAGCTGGCCTTGGGTCAAATAGTACCATTCTGGTAGTGCTATCTTCTGGAATATCTAAAAAATAAAAACCAACAATTTGCGCGTTTTCTCCATGGGCATGTTGCTCCATGAGAGAATATTTGTGGTGCTCTTGTGCCCACATAGATAAAAAAACTGTGTTGTAGTTATCCATCTGGTAACCTTGCGCATCTAAAATATCCCAAGCTGTCTGCACAATTAATGATGCCAAATCATGTAATTTAGGATCACTAAACATATTGCCTGTCATGCGCACAGGATATATTGGGTTTAAATCTTTTTGGTGCTCTTCTGATTGTTTTAAGTAATCTAATGCCACTAAACGCGCGTTTTCTAGGTGCTGTTTTGCCTCAATTCGATATACCGTTGTCGTAAAGTAATATCCTTCGCTGACAACATTTTGATTTGTTTCCATACTCCCTAATCTAATTGCATACGCAATTTAACTGTTAAGATACGACTAATTATACAAACTTATTTAGTTTTTTCAAATTCTTGCAAATCTGTTAACTGTTTTGCTATTTTGAGGTATTTTGCGTTGTTTTCTGCTGCGACACTGAGGACGGTAGCAAGGTCAAGGGAGGTGGTGGCACCATCAGAGCCGCTGGGGCTTGAGGTTTGACCAGTTGCACTTGCGTTGTACAGCCGCACATAGCCATTAGTAATAGCACAAGAACTATTGTCGTCAGGATGTACAGCCTTAGAAATTTGGCGTTGGAGACTGGTGTTTGTGGTGTTGAGCTTGTCGATTTGCTGTATGTAGTTTGCGACAATTTGGTCGCCTTTTTGTTGAATATCATTTACTTTTTGCTCCGCTTCAATGTTTGATTTCTCTATTTTAGCAACATAATAGTCTGATGTCCAGCTGTATGCCCCGTATCCAGCTATCACACCAGATAGGCCAGCTACAATGAG